ATGGTTGATTTGCCGTGGCATGTTCAAACATTGGCATCCATCGGAACCGGTGGCATGTCGGTCATTTATACCTATTTCATCCGCAAAAACATTTGGAAACAATGATAAAAGAAAAACCAATCCAATGGACCGATGAAATGTTTGATTCGGCCAAAACTTTATTTGATAAGTATTTGCAATGGGTACGCATTGGCGAATTAAGGTTGGACCAAGCAGAAACCCAATTAGTCAAAACTTTATTCCACCAATTGAAAGGCCGTGAAATCAATGGTGGTTGCACCGGTTGTGTCGTGGATGCATTTGTGGTGGTCATGTCATTATTTGAATTTGAACACCGGAAACGTTCACAAACCATCATGGAATCCATGGCCAATATTTTAAAAGAGGAACCAACCCAAACAAATATTGAACAAACGTTCACGGAAAATGAACAAAATAAAAAAGTGAACAATAAAACCAATCCCAATGCCGTTACCCAAAAGAAACCAAGACGAATCAAAAAATGATTTCATTGCCCGTTGCATGGGTGACCAAATCATGAAACAAGATTTTCCCGACAACATCCAACGTTTGGCAGTTTGCAACACATTGGCCGTGAAAAAAAGTGAGTTTGAAAAAACGTTCAATGATTACCCAAAAAAAGTCACGGAAAATGCAAAACGTGGAATTGAATTGAATGCCAAAAACGGAAACAAGTGCGCAACGATGGTGGGCAAAATCCGTGGGCAACAATACGCAAATGGTGAAAATGTTTCAATTGAAACCATCCGCCGGACCTATTCATATTTAAGCCGTGCCAAAACGTATTTCACCGGGGCAAATGAAAATGAATGTGGGTACATTTCATTCATGTTGTGGGGTGGAATTGAAGCATTGAAATGGGCCGAAAACAAATTGAAGCAATTGGGGGAAATATGAAAATATCATTTGATTACGATGGGACATTAACCCAATCCAAGGTTCAAAAGATGGCAAAATTTTTTGTCAATTTTGGTGATGATGTTTATATCATTACGGCCCGGAATAAAACCATTGGTGGACCTGTTTTGGAAATGGCTAAAAAATTAAACATCCCGGAATCAAACGTTTTTTTGACCGGTTCAATGCCCAAAAAAATTGAAACCATCATGGACAAAAAAATTGACATACATTTTGACAACAACAAAAATGTGGTTGATGCATTGAACATGAACAAATTGAATGGGGTATTGATATGAAAAATTTGCCGGAAAATTGGGGGAAAAATGGGTTGAAACAAAACCCACAAAACATCAATCGAAATGGGCGACCAAAAAAGATTGAAAACGTGGTGGGTGAATTGTTTGCCACGGAATTCAATTTGAGGTTGTCCAAATCACAATGCCATGAAATCATTGAATCATTGTTGACCATGACACATGGCCAAATCACCAAATTGGGTGAACGGGATGATGTACCATTTTGGATGAAAATGATTGCCAAAAAAATGGAACGTGACATGAACCGGGGTTCCGTTCATTTGATGGAAATTTTGTTTGACCGGGTATTTGGCAAACCAAAGGAAACAATTGACACAATCAATTCATCACCGGAACCATTCATCCAAATTGATGTTGTTTCATCCGAAATCCCATTGGCAAATTCCGAAAATCAAATCATTGAATGATGTTCAAAACATCGGTGATTTTTGAAAAGAACTATTCATCCACGGCCAAAATTGTCATCAACCAAGGTGGGACAAGTTCCGGGAAAACCTATTCCATTTTACAATGTCTTTTTTTGAAATGCATTGAAATGGCACCGGAGTTGAACAACAAAGTTGTGACCATTGTTGGTCAAGATATTCCCAATCTAAAATCCGGTGCGTTGAGAGATGCCCAAAACATTTTGAACACATCACCGGAATTGCAAAAATGGGTTCAATCATACAATTCCACCGAACGGATTTTCACGTTTGTCAATGGGGCCACAATGGAATTCAAATCATTTGATGATGGACAAGATGCCAAATCCGGAAAACGTATGTTTGCATTTTTCAATGAAGCAAACGGGATTTCCAAATCCATTTTTGAGGAAATATACATCCGAACGGAAAAACAAACGTTCATTGATTACAACCCGAATGCCCGGTTTTGGGTTCACGATGAATTGGTCCCATTGCCGGAATCCGAATTGATTATTTCCGACCACCGACACAACCCGTTTTTGTCCGATGAAACCCGGATGAAAATTGAAAATTTGAAAAACCGGGACATGGAATTGTGGCGAGTTTATGCCCGTGGCATGACCGGGAAAATTGAGGGATTGATATTTCGGAATTGGTTTGTGGTTGATGCCATCCCATCCCATTGTGAATTGGTTGCATACGGATTGGATTGGGGTTGGAATCCGGACCCAACGGCCATGGTGGGTGTGTACAAAGGTGATGGACAATTGTGGGTTGACCAATTGTTGTACACCAATGAAAAATTGAACACGGATTTGATTGCATATTTGAATGAAATTGGATTCGACAAAACCCAACAAATCATTGCAGATTCAAGCGAAAAAAAATCAATTGAGGAATTCCGCCGTTCCGGGTTCCGAATCATGGGTGTTTCCAAACCATCCGGTTCAATCCAATACGGAATTGATGTGTTGAAACGTTACCAAATAAACATCACCAAACGTTCCAAACAAATCATTGATGAGTTCAACAATTACAAATGGGATGAACGAATGGGTGGCAAACCCGTGGACAAATTCAACCACGGAATTGATGCCATCCGATATGTTGCCATGACAAAATTGGGAATCACAAACAAGGATAACTACCACATATTATGAAAAAAAAAGTTGACAACATTTGGCACAAATTAAAGGTGGGCCAATTCCAAGAAATTCAAACGTTGGGCCATTTGGAACCATTTGACCAATTGAAAACCATTGTGGCAATTGTGGATGAATTGTCCATGTCCAAGGTGGATGAAATGCCCATTTGGGATGTTCAAAAACGTGGTGTTGAAATCATGGACCAATTGCAAACCATGACACATGCCAAATGGAAAACCCATGTGTATTTGGATGGGACCCGATACAAAATCATCCGCATGTTTGATGAAATCACCACCGGTCAATTTGTTGAATACAACCATTGGATTCATGGGAAAACACCGGCGGAAATTATTGGGAATTTACATTTGATTATTGCCACATTGTTGACCAAACACAAATATTTTGGCAAATGTGAACCATACGATGGAACGGCCCACAAAGAACGTGCGGAATTGGTGCAAAACCACATGAAAATCATTGATGCCATGGGGATTGCGAATTTTTTTTTGGCCACATGGATTCAATTTGTAAACAATATCCCGGAATTTTCAAAAGTGTTGATGAAACAAGCGGAAACGGAAATGACCAAATAACACCATTCGTTCAAAATTACGGATGGTTGATTTTGGTTGACCGGGTTGCCGGTGGAAACAAAATGAAATGGAATGATGTTTTCCGGATTCCGGCCCGTGAATTTTTGAACATCATTGTTTTTTCCAACATGCAGAGGGAACAGGAACAATTTGAAATGGACAACCACCGGCGAATGGTGTAATTTTTTGGAATTGTGCATTGGTAATTGATGGCAAAAGACAATTTTTTTTCCGTTGAATTTGATTCGTTTGGTGTTGATGAATCCGTTGCCAATGATGTCACGGGTTTTGATGATGTCCAAAACGTGTTGTATGAATGGTGTCAAGAAACCACAAAATTGATGGTTGCCGAATTCGACAACATGCCGTTTGACAAATACGGGCAAAGGGTTGGTCGGTCCACCGGTAATTTGCGACAAAAATTGGTGGCATTGCCGGTTGAAAAATTTGGTGAGGTTTACACGGCGGAAATTTCATCCCAAGATGTTGATTATTGGGCATATTTCAATTATGGTGTCCAAGGTAGATTTTCAACAACCAAGGCACCTAATTCACCATTTCGATACAAAGATAAATTACCACCATTATCCGCCATGCAAACATGGGGAATGGAAAAGGGATATTTCACCGGGTTGGATGAACAACAACGGGAAACATTGGCCAAATCCATCCGGTGGCAAATCTATTCAAAAGGAATAAAGGCCCGGCCATTTATTGAACCGGTATTGACTGAAAAACACATCCAAAAATTGACCGACAATTTGGGGGAATTCATTGCCGGTGCAATTGCACAAATCCAATTGCCCAAAACACCAAGTAGATGATTACAATAAATAAAACACCGGCCGTTTATACGTTTTCCGGGAATCCAATGACCATTGTTTTGGATTCGGACAATTCATCCATTGTGGGGATGAAATACGTTTGTGATGTTTCAATTGATGGAACATTGGTCACACGTTTGAAATGTTCACCAAATTCAACCAATGGTTATGGTTTTTTTGATGTTTCCGGAGTTGTTTCCAAGTTTGTGGGGATTGATGTTGATTCACAATCCGCATGGACCATGGGGCAAAATTGCGAAAACATGTTTGTTGATGTGAATGTTGAATTTGCAGAGGAAATAGGGGGAACAATCACCACGTTTTCCCAATATGATTTTAGGGCCATTACTTATGCCATGGATTATTTTGATTTCCCATCCGTGTTGTTGCCGGATTTTTTCCAAAATGGTGGGACACGATACACACGGGCATTGACACAAAATCAACAATACAAATTCACATTGGACACACGTTCATATTTGTATTTTCCAATCACCATTCAAACATCATCCAACATTGATTTGATGCATGTTGAATATTTTGATGGGATGGGTAATTTGATTCGACAATTTGAATTCAACACACCGGTCCGGGAATTTCATGATGCAAGTGATGAAAACCCATCACCATTGATGGCCGTTCCATTCGGGCCAAAAACGTTGGAAATATTATCGGAATTTGTTTGTTCCGATGGTCAACCGGGTTCATTTACATTGAATGAAGCAAAACGGGTTGTCATGTATGGTGTTTTGAATTCAATAGATTTGGACCGATTAACAGAAATTTACGAATACGAAATCATTGAACCATGCCCGGTTGTTGAAACAACGGAAATGCATTTTTTGTGGGGGGGTGTTGAAACGTATGTTTTCACAAAACCCAAACGGGAATTTGTTGATTCGGAAAAAACCAATTCATCAAAACCATCCATGAATTTTTCAACCGGGTTGTACAATGTTAGTGATTCGGGCCGGTTCGTGGCAAATGTGAATTCCAAACAACGTTTTTCCGTGGTGTCCGATTGGTTGAATGATGATGAATTTGAATGGTTGTCACGATTGGTGCAAACACCAAATGCATGGGTGACAATCCCAACATTGGGCAAAATGGTTCCCATCATTATCACCAACACATCATTCCAAAAATTCAAACGGCAATTCGACCAATTGAACCAATTGACCATTGAATTTGAATACACGTTTGACCAAACAAACCCATTCCAATGATTGCCGAATTGTATTTGAACGGGCATCGGATTGACATTGAAAATGACATCCCATTGCCGGTGACATATTCATTGAATGAAATTGAAAACCCAACCGAACGGAATTCCGCTGTGTCCAAAACCATTGAAGTGGTGGGGACACAAAACAATGACCGGGTATTTGGGGAAATCTACATGATTGACCAATACATCATTGATTTCAACCCATTGGAAAAAGCCATGGCGCAAATCATCCGGAATGGTGTTGAAACATTCCGTGGAATTGGCCAATTGTTGTCCATCCGCAAAACCAAATCATTGGTGGTGTATGAATTGGGATTGTATGGGGAATCCGCCGATTTCATCCGGTCCGTTTCCACAAAGGAATTGACCGACATTGATTTTTCGGATTTGAACCATGAATGGAATTCAACCAACGTGTATGATTCATGGGTGGTTGCCGGAACCGGGAATGGGTATTGTTACCCGTTGATTGATTACGGCCAATTACCGGCCGGTGAACGTACAAACACACCACCGGCATCCCAATTGTACACCACCGAAATGTTTTATCCCGGCATTTATTTGAAAACGTATGTTGACCGGATTTTTTCCGGGGCCGGATTCACGTATGTTTCCGATTTTTTGAATTCGGAAATGTTTGCAAAATTGGTTGTTCCTTATGGGTTGGCCGGTTTACCATTGATGCCGGAACAATTATTGTTTCAACAAATGTTTTTTGTTGGGTTGGATGGTGGTGTCCAAGACATTACCCAAGGCACAACCATTCAAATCAATTTTGGAATTGACACACCGGAACCATTTTTCAATGGTGGCAATTATGACACGGCCAATTTTGAATTTGATTGTGTCACAACGGACCAATATGATTTTGAATGCCACATGAATTGGCAACCCAATTTGTCAATTTTGGGATATGACCAAACGGCCATTGCACAATTGTTTGTCAATGGGGCATCCGTTGGCACATTGGCATCATATACATGGGCACCAAATACGGGAAATGCGGTCCAAGTGAGTGGAGTTTTGACTGGTATTTCATTGACGGCCGGTGATGTGGTTGATGTCCGTGTGAATTTTTATTTGGACACGGCAACACCACCACCAATTTCATATTTGCGAATTTTCACGGATGGTTCGTTTTGGTTGAATAAGATTTCCGGAACACCAACCATGGCAGTTGGTCAAGTGTGGGACATGAACCAAACCATTGTTCCAAAAATCAAACAATCCGATTTCATGGCATGGGTATTCAAAATGTTCAATTGTTTTGTGATGCCGGACAAATACGATTCCAAAAAATTGTACATTGAACCATTCCCGGATTTTTATGCAACCACGGAACCACCAATTGATTGGACACAAAAATTGGATATTGAACAAACAATGACCATTGAACCGGTGGCATTGGCAACCCAAAAAACGTTTGTTTTCAATCACCGGGATGGTGGTGAATTCATTGCCAAAAAATACCAAACGGCATTCAATTCATCGTATGGTTCACGTATTTATGAAATTGAAAACGAATTTGCCACGGACACGAATGAACAAACCAATTTATTTGCCATTGCACCGATGTCCGGGTACACATCATCATCCCGTTTGATTTCACGAATTTGGGACATGGATGAAAATGGAATTGTCAAACCAATCAATCCGGGTTTGCGCATCATGTTCCATGGGTTCATTGAATATCCCAAAAATGCCGGGTTTTTTGTATTTGAGGGAACACCATTGGCATCATTCCCATATGCCGGGCATTTGGACAATTTATACAATCCAGAATACGATTTGTGTTTTGGCATCCCACGGGAAATTTATTGGACCAATAACACGGAAACAAACCAATTTTGGAAATACACCAACGGCAATTTATTCAACCGATATTGGCGAAATTATGTTGATGAATTGACCAACGTGGATGCAAAACGTTTGGTTGCCAATATCAATTTGGATTCGATTGATATTTACAATTTGGATTTCCGAAAATTGATTTTGATTGGAAACACCATGTTCCGGTTGATTTCCATTCGGGATTTCGATGCAAACAAAAACACATCAACCACATGTGAGTTCATCCGGGTGACCAACATTGAAACATTTGTAGCAACACAATTCACATTGACCAATGGGGCAAATGCATTCATTGGGGATGAACCAAAACCATACACAATCATTGAATAAATAAGCCATGGCGGATACTACCAAAAACATATTGATTCGGGTAAAATCGGAAACCGATGATGCCGAAAAAGGGTTCAAATCTTTGAAATCCGAATTGCGTGACATTGAAAAGGAATTGAACCGAATGGCCATGGCCGGTGAGGATGGCACGGAACAATTCCAAAAAATGTCACAACGTGCAGGGGAATTAAAGGACCAAATAAGTGACACAAAGGCCCGAATAAACGCATTGGCATCCGACACATTCAAATTGGATGCAATGACCGGTGCGGTTGAGGGTTTGGCATCCGGGTTTGCCATTGTTGAGGGGGCCACGGCATTGTTTGGTGCGGAAAATGAAGATTTGCAAAAAACATTGGTCAAGGTCCAAGGTGCCATGGCATTGCTTCAAGGCGCACAATCAATCCAAAATTTGTTGCAAAAGGAATCCGCCGTGTACATTGGGGCCATGACCATTGCACAAAAGGTGTATAATTTTGTTGTTGGTGAATCAACCGGGGCAATCAAATCATTCCGTTTGGCAATGTTGTCATTGGGCATCCCGGCAATCATCACCGGGATTGCATTGTTGGTTGAAAATTGGGATTCATTGACATCCGCATTGGGTTCCAACAAAAAAGAAATTGATGGCATCATCACCAAAAATTCCGATTTGATAAAAAGTGAAAAGGAAATTTCGGATAATTTGGTGAAATCCGGTGGTTCGGTGAAATCATTGGTGGATGAATACAAAAATTCAAACACCACGATGGCCCGGCGCAAAGAAATCATCAAAGAATTGAATGAAATATCACCAAATTATTTCAAAAATTTGGATGCCGAAAAAAATTCCGTGGATGATGTTACCAAGGCATACAAAGGGTTTTCGGATGCCTTAATTAAACAAATCACGTTGGAAATTGCAAAATCCAAGTTGACCAAAATTTCGGAACAATTGTTTGATTTGGAATTGAAACGGAATGATTTGGAAAATTCACGTCAAAAATTGGCGGAAAAACAAAAACAATTGGATTCCGCAAAGATGATGGGCAATGAAGTTTTGATTAACCAATTAACCCGTGAAATCAATTTAGAACGTGATTTGCAAAAGGGCATCGAATCCGGAATCACAACCAAACAAAAGTCATTAGAAGCAGATAAACAAGGAATCATGGATGCCGTTGTCACGGCCCAAACGGAATTGGACAAATTGGGTGGTGATGTATTTGCAAAGGCACCGGAAAAAATCAAACATGTTGTCCGGCAAACATTCGATGATTTGGACATGTTGTCCATCAAATCCGTTGGGACAATTGCCCACAAAATGACACGGACATTGGATGATTTCAAATGGTTTTATGAACAACAACGGGCATTGTTGGACACGTTCATGGATGACAATTCACATTCATTTGACCAAATGCAAATGCAATTGGACACGGCATTGGCGAACCGGGTAATTTCCCAAACGGAATACAATGAACGTGTGGCCAAATTGAACCAATTGGAATTTGAATCCAAGATGGAAACGGGGAAAGCCATTGCCAATGTTTTACAAGCCATGTCGGATGCAGTTGGAAAACAAACCAAGGCCGGAAAAATCATGGCAACGGCATCCGCATTGATTAACACATATTTGGGGATTTCCGAAGTTTTGAAAGCCAAAAACCCGTACCCGGAACCATTCGGAACGGCCATCAAAATTGCCAATGCATCGGTCATTGGAATCAACGGGTTCAAACAAGTTCGTGAGATCAACAAAGTTCAAATACCAAATCAATCCGGTGGTGGTGGCAATACGGGTTCACAACCATCATTGGCCGGGGCATCCGGTTCAATGCCCAATGTTCAATCCATCGGTTCACAATTGTCAAGTGCAACCAAAATTCAATTGAACCAATTTGAGAATTTCAAAAATCCAACAATCCGTGCGTATGTGGTGGAATCCGATGTGACCGGGACACAACAACGGGCAAAACGTTTGAAACAAACATCAACCATAAAATGATAAAAAGATGAACAACGAAAATGAAATACCATTGTTTGAATGCGTCATTGATGAAAATGATTTTGAAACCGGTGTGAGTTTTGTTGCATTGGTTGGGAAACCGGCCATTGAACGGAATTTCCACATTTTCAATGAATCCAAAAAACATCAATTCCAAATCAATGATGAACGGCGGATTGTGTCCGGTCCGTTGATGATTCCCAATTTGCCAATTTACCGGTATGATGAAAAAACCGGTCCATATTACGTGACATTTTCCGAATCCACCATTGAAAAAATTGCCATGAAATTCATGAAAAATGGGTTTGGCAAAAATGTCAATATGCAACATAAAACACCGGTGGATGGTGTGTACATGTTTGAAACGTTTTTGATTGATGGCAAACGTGGAATTAACCCACCAACGGCCATGAATGATTTGCCACATGGGACATGGTTTGGTTCATACAAAATTGAAAATGATGATGTATGGGAAAACAAAGTGAAAACCGGTGAATTCCGTGGATTTTCAGTTGAGGGGGCATTTGATGAATTGTTTGTGTTGAAACAAAATCAATTCAAATCAATGTCCATGGTTGATGAAATTTTGGAGTTGTTGAAATAATTTCGGCCAATTTTTTTCAACCCATGCATTTGTTTTCAAATAAATTTTTCAAAATATGAATACAACAAACCAATTGTTGGTGGGTATCCGAAACATTTTGAAGATGTCTAAAAATGAAGCATTTGCAATTTACACCACGGCATCCGGAACGGATGTGAAAATTGATGGTGAAATTGTTGTTGGTGCAAAAGTTTTGGCCATTGGTGAAAATGGAATGGAAATCCCGGCACCGGATGGGGAACATGAATTGATTGGTGTTGCCAAAATTGTGGTCACCGATGGTGTCATTTCCGAAATCATGCCCATTGAGGATGAACAATCCGTGGAAATCGAAATTGAAGCAGAAACCGAGAAAATGGCGGATGAATCCAATGTTGAATTGGCGGTTGAACCATCAACCCAATCCGTTGATTACGGCCCGGAAATCGAATCCATGGCGGAACGAATCACAAAGTTGGAAACAATGATTGCGGATTTGATGTCCAAATTGGGTGGCATGTCCAAAATGAACGAAAAAATGGCATCCATGTTGGGGAAAATCGAATTGTTGCCCACGGCGGAACCAACCAAAAATGAAACGTTTTCAAGTTCCAAAAAAGATGAAAAATGGGAACGTTTTGAAACATTGAAACAAGTATTAAACAACAAATAAAAAAACAAAAAAATGTCTTACAATTTTGTATCACCATTAGCGCAATACACCAACCAAAATGTGTTGCCTTTAATTACCAAATCTTTGTTCGATGCCCGTACCATTTCGTTAATCAACAAACAAGTTGGTTTGAAAGGTCCATCAACATTGAATTTGATGTCCGAAACCACATCATTTGCGTATGGTTTTGGTTGTGGGTTCACATCAAATGTTGGAACCAATGCCACAAATTTCACACAACGTACAATTGACATTGTTGATGTGAAAGTTTATGAAGCATTATGCCCAAAATCATTGCAGCAGTATTGGATGCAATCACAATTGCCATCCGGTTCCATGTTGACAACAATTCCATTTGAGGAACAATACGCAACAATGAAAGTTAAGGCCATCCAAAAAGCATTGGAAACGGCCGTGTGGACCGGTACCGGCGCAACCGGTTCAATCACCGGATTTGCAAAAATCATTTTGGATGCCGGTGTTTCGGATTTGAATGCAACGGCCGGTTCATGGACGGCATTGACATTGGCGGATTTGACCGGGGCATCAGCCGGGGCAAATGTCATCAAAATGTTGAACCGAATTGAAACCAACATCCCGGCGGATATTCGTGGATTTGATGATGTTTCCATATTTTGCGGAATGGACATGTTCACCATCATCAAACAAGGTTTGGTGGCCCAAAACTATTTCAACGTTTCATATTTGAACGGGGTTGAATCATACGAATTGACATTGCCCGGTTCAAACATCCGTTTGATTGGTGTGAATGGTTTGAATGGAACCAATGATTTGTATTTCGGCCGTTTGTCCAATTTCTATTTCGGAACCGATTTGTTGGGTGAGGAAGAAAAATTTGAAATCTTCTATGCAAAAGAGGCGGATGAAGTTCGTTTCATGTGCGAATTCAAGGCCGGTGTACAAGTTGCATTTACCGACCAAGTTGGTCGATTCATGATTGCGTAAATTGACCATGGTGGTGGGGTAAAATCCACCACCATTTTTTCCACCAAATAAAAAGATAAAAAAATGAGTTGTTCAATAACAAGCGGATATGCATTGGATTGCAAGGAATCCGTGGGTGGAATTAAGGCCGTGTACATTGCGGATTTCACATCCATCACATACGATACACCAACCGGTGGCGTAATTGCCAACGTTGATGCCGGTGATTTTTACGAATTTGAGTTACCACCACAAACGGGAAATTTTACCACCACGGCAAATTCATCCATTGAAAATCAATCCACGTTCTATCAAACCGAATTGGTGATTGCATTGCCACGTTTGTCAACCACGGCCCGAAATCAATTCATGGTTTTGACAAAAGGTCGTTTTGCCATTGTGGTTTTGGACCGATTAGGAAACAAATTTGTTTTGGGTTATGAAAACGGATGTTTTGCCACAACGGGAACGGCTGTTTCCGGAACGGCAATGGGTGATTTGAATGGACAAAATTTGACATTCACATCATTGGAAACACAACCACCATTGATTTTGACCGGTTCCATTC